CCCTTCACTGTTTCAAAATGCACCTTGAGAAGCATATTGACAGACGTGTCAAGGAGGCTGAGTACCCTGAGTGGTTGGAGAGGCCCTGTAGTAAACGCTTGCAGCGCCGCAAGATGGACGTTACCGTGCGTGAGCGCGGTACCGATCGTCTTGACGATGCGCGCCGCGTGCTGTACCAGCTGAAACCTGGCGAGTTACTCGCCACTGGTAAGAAGCGTGCGGTGGCGGACTTAGGGATGTTACGCACTCAAGCAACGGCATGGTGTTTTGACTCAATCAAAGCCGCGTGGAGTGTTCCATTCCGGTTCGGTAAGCTTCGCGCTGTCTATGCGAAGCGATCGGACAAGGAGACACTCCGTGAGGCTTTTGGTTCCTTAGTCAACCCTGGGGACATGATCCAATTTTATTATCATTCCGACGACAGTTGCGTAGCCGCTTCATGTTCCGACGGGGTAGTGTTTTTCAATGGTGACATTAAGGCTTGCGACGGGTCGCACCGCAAGCCTGTGATTGAGCTGTTGAGAAAGTTGCTCCGGGAACACAAGGGTGTGCCGAATTGCACTGCCGAGACGATTGATAGAGCAATCGGGTATTTGTACCGCGATCTCAAGTTTGGTAACCGCCACAATCGGCGCCAACACGTTACATACAAATTTTGGGATCCGCGGCTATACTCCGGTTCCGTGGTCACGACGACACTCAACAATTTGGCCAATTTGTTGATAGCTATGGCACTGCAACGGCGCGTGCCAGAGCCGAGTCAGATCACGAAGGCGCAATTCCGCAATGCCTACATTCTAGCTGGTGAGGATGTGGGGTACATGCTCAAGGTATCGGATTGCGAGGTAATCGAGGATTTGCAGTTTCTCAAACATTCTCCAACTCAGTTTCCCGACGGGGAGATTGAGCCGTGGATGAACCTTGGTGTCTTTTTCCGAGGGTTTGGTACTGTGATCGGCGATTTACCAGGCCGAGGCCCCATCGAGTCGAGGGCCCGCAAACACATAAGCGAGGTGGTTGTGGGGCGATCGAATTGGGGCGATCATGCGGTAAATGATGCGTTTTTAAAGCTGAATTATGCACGGATTGGAATGAGGGACTTACGGAACACCGGAGACCTGAATCACGACGTGCAGAAGTCAGTTGGTGAAGCACATCTTCGCATACCGTTGGACTCGCTAGCCCGGAGGTATCGGTTATCTGTGGCGGAGCTGTGTGCCCTGTGCGATGTTGTTGGCGCACTTGACATCGGGGATTATTATGATTCCCGAGTCATCCACACGCTCTACGCAAAGGATTACGGTTAATCCGTGGCGCAAATAGAAGTTGCTTCGTGGGATTCACAACCCTGTTGTAACTGTAGTTGGTCGAAAGTGTGAAGAATCCAGTTTTGCTGGTTTCCCG